GCTTACCAAGATACAGGACGATCCGGAATTAATGCGGATGTACCAAGAGAGCGCAGGAGTTGGAGCGGATAATTTATCCGGAGAGCTTCCATTGTTAAAGATCTATTCAACTGGAAGAAGTATTGCAACGCTTAAAGATGGATCTGAACCAAAGAACGGATCATTTTACTATAAGCCGTTACAAAAAGAATTCGGTGAAGTTACATGTCATGTCCTTACAATATCGCGTGGATTTCGTGCTGAAGGGATGGCAGATAAGAAAACCGGAAAAACTGAGCCGAAATTCAATCAGGTAATGGGGGGAGTTATTGTTGATGATAATAATTTTCTTCCCTTTATTATGTATTTTACGGGAAAGAAGTTGTCAAAATTGTGGGATTTTGGCAAGGAAGTAAGTAAGTATACAAAAATGAAGCCGGTTCCTATCCCGATGTTTGCTCTTACCGTAAAAATGAAAACGGTACAAGAGACAACGGATTACGGGAAGGTGTGGCTTGTTGATTTTGAAATTGTGAAAAATGAGGACGGATTTCCGATCGTCATTGGTGATCAGACAATGTTTCAGTATTTGAAGAAGAGCGTTGTTGCGGTTGAAGATACGATAACATCGCTTATTGAATCAAAATCTGTAGCCGAAACAGAGGAATTACAAGAAACAAAAACAGTAAAACCAACGGAAGATATCCCCTTCTGATCTTTTTTTCTCTCCGCCTGTTTTCGCCGGGCGGAGTATTAAGGAGATCATATGATAGATATAACACCATTACTTGATGCAGAGCGGAAACGTATGGAGGATTCATTCCTTGAACGTATTGATAAAAAGATTGATATCTTACTTGGAGAAGGTGAAAAAAATCCAGAAATTGTAATAAAGAAACGCTCCGGAAAAGTTATACAAATAACCGAATCGGAGCTTCGGTTATTATTTAAGACTGATTTTTAAATATGAAACGCCGTCAATCAATCCGTCTTAATCATGTGTGGCAGTATGGGCGGTATCATGTTGCGCTTCCGGAAGAACGGACAATGGATGGAATACTATTTGCTTCAAAGGCAGAGATGCGCCGATATGCGGAATTAAAAATTTTAAAGAGATCCGGGAAGATTAAGGATCTTACTCTTCAACCAAGGTTTGAATTATGCCCTGCATTTGTCCGGCATGGGATAAAATACCATCCGCTGTATTATGTTGCGGATTTTGAATATTATGATGTAGAGAAAAAGCGGAAAGTAATTGAGGACGTAAAGGGAGTTGAGACGGAAGTGTTTAAGATAAAAGAGAAATTGTTAGCATTTCGGCATAATATTGAACTTCGCATCGTAAAAACGTCAGAAATAGGAAAATAAGCATTTTTTTGAAAATAGCCTCAAAAACGGCCTTCTGTATTGCCCTAGAAGGCCTTTATTTTTGGAAAAACGATGGATTGGCTTGCGCGAAGTCGTTTGATTGGTGATATAATTATATATGCTTTATGATCACCACAGTCTATAAAGATTTTACAGAAATTAATAAGTTACAAACGGACATAATGATTTTTATAGATACGTGGGTACGATCAAAAAAGACAGTTGTTCCCCAAAAACAGATAATTATTTATATGAAGAAGCGCGGCGTAAAAGATTTTACGACCGTTTTTGCTATTAATTCACTTCTAAGGAAAGGATACATCCGGAGAGCAATTACCGGAGCAAGCAATAAAACATTTTACGTTCAATTGAGGAGGGTATGATATGAAAAAACCGCCATATAGGCCTACAAAATTAACAAAAAAATTTATTCAAGTAGCAAATGATGTGATTAATAGCGATATTAATGCGGTTATATATACTGATGAGGAGTTATTATTCCTTATTAATGAGAAGCTTCCGGTGGCGGAAAAAGTTGGAGAGACAACGTGGGAGGATTGGAAAGCCGGAAGATCACCGAAAAAAGATACAAAAAATTTAGAATCTTTCCGGTGCTTAGTAAAAAAAGCACTTCTTTTTCAACGTGATAGTTTATTTTATTCTATGCGTAAAGATGAAAAAGCATGGCAAAAATGGGCATGGATTATTGAGCGAAAGTTTGATGATTGGAATATTCGTCAAAAAATAGATCAGGATGTGAAGTCAGACGGAAAACCGTTGGATATAAAGGTAATAAGTTACCAAGACTACAAAAAAAATGGATGAGAGAGTTATTCCTTATAATTTTACAGCGCGGGAGTATCAACTTCCGTTTTTACGTGAAGTAGAAAAAGCAATAACAGGGAAAAGTCAGATACGGTATTTTCTTCAAATATGGCACAGGAGATCGGGTAAAGATAAAAGTAATATTGCCTATATTGCTCCCCGGAGACTGATTGAATCTACTTGTCTTGTAAAGTATGTCTATCCTACGCTTGTTATGGGTAGAGAAAATCTATGGGATGGCATAGATAAAGAAGGATTCCGGTATATGAATCATATTCCGGAATTTATCAGATCCGGAAAACCAAATGAGACAACAATGAAGGTTAATACGACAAACGGATCAATCTTTCAGATTGGAGGATCAGATCATCCGGATAGTCTTCGGGGTGGCAATCCGAAAGCATTTATATTTTCAGAATGGGCAGAGCAAGATCCGTATGCATGGGACGTTGTAGAGCCTATTTTACGGGAAAATGATGGAATATCCATATTTAACACTACGCCAAAAGGAGATAATCATGCGCGGGCATTGTTTGAATATGCAAAGAACAATCCAAAATGGTATGTGGAAATACTTACCGCAGAGGATACCGGAGTATGGACAAAGCGTGAGCTTGAGGAGATCCGGACGGATATCATTAAGCGATGGTCAGCAAATGGACGAAGCGAATCTGAGGCAACAAGCTATTTTGAACAGGAATACATGTGCAGTTTTAAGTCTCCGGTCATAGGATCGTATTATGGAGATTGTATCCGGAGAGCGGAACAGGAAAAAAGGATTACAACTGTTCCGTATAATCAGGGATTGCAGGTTCATACCGCATGGGATCTTGGTATGGATGATTCAATGACGATCTGGTTTTTTCAGATTGTTGGTGGTGAGATCCATTTTATTGATTACTATGAAAATAGCGGGGAAGGATTACAGCATTACGCGCTAAAGCTTCAGGAAAAACAGTATATGTATGGAAAGCACTACGCTCCTCATGATATAGCCGTCCGGGAGATTGGAACCGGAAAAAGCCGGTTTGAGGTAGCAAAAGGATTAGGGATATCGTTTACGGCAAATCCCCGGCTTGAAATTGAGGATGGAATAAATGCCGGAAGAACAGTATTTAACCGATGCTATTTTGATTCGGTAAAGTGTGATCGTGGAATTAATGCGCTTAAAAACTATAAAAAAGATTGGGATGAGAAGAATAAAGTGTTCCGGAGAAACCCGAAGCATGATTGGTCAAGTCATGGTGCTGATGCATTCCGGGCATTTGCTATTGGATTGCGTGAAAATGTCAAACAAATACAGGCTTCAGTTGTTGGAGGAGTGAAACCATATTATCAAGGTATGCCCGGATAAAGCTTGCCTTCCAATAGTTTGTACTTCTATTCTATACATATGTCAGAAAATACGGATACACCAGCTACCAATATTGAGCTTGAAATGCTCCGGAACAATAAGCAGGATGGATATAATTACAGGGAACGCCGTCATCAAGACTGGACTGATAATTATGAATTATACCGCGATAAGGTAACAATTAACCGGCTTACACAGCGTCAATCTGTCAATCTTCCCCTTATGAAGCAGTCTATCCGGACGCTTCTGAAGGATGTTGATGATATGCCGCTGATTGAGTTTGAGAATCTTGATAATGATAAGGAAGCGCAAATATTTAAAAATGAGTATTGGAAATATACGGTTGAGCATAATAGGATGGAGCTTCAGGATATTATTGATAAAAAGCAGGTATTTTTCTTCGGACGTTCATTTGATCAATGGCAGGTAGAAGATGGTAAAGTAAAAATGACGGTACAAGATCCGATGGATATTCTGATCTCCCGGTATGCAGATCCAAGTAATATTCATTCTTCACGTTATTTGATTCATACCCATATTTTTAAGCCGTTATCTGAAATAGAACGGAATCCGGCATATGATCAGGAAGCAATAAAAAGGTTGAAAGAATGGTATGCAACGGAAGCGGGATTGATTAAGTCAGCAACAAATAAAAAGTCACTTCAGGAAAAGAATCAGAAAATGGCGGATCTTGGCGTATCTGATATTGATGATCCGGTATTGGGCGAAACTATTGTTGAATTATCGCTCCATTTTGTTTTCCGGAAGGAATCCGGAGACGATGAAGAACAGATTTATCTCTATGTTGAATGTGATGATATGGAGATACTGCAAAAGTCAAAGCTTGAAGATGTGATTGGTATCACAAAAACCCATTACTTCCGGAATCACTATCCATATGTGACATGGGCCGATGATGTAGATCGTCAGGACTTCTGGACAGATGGCGTTGCAGATATTATCCGGACACCAAATAAAATCTTAAATTCATGGTTTAGTCAGCTTGTAGAGAATAGAACGCTTCGGAATTTTGGAATGAATTACTAC